ACTATGCCAGAAGCAAATAAAATAAAACAAGATGAAGTGATGGTAGATATAGATACTTCAGGTCCAGAGACCGAAGTTACTTTACCAGATGAAAATGTAAACGAAGTACAAACGGAAAAAGAAACAAATGAAACAATTATTAAAGAGCCTGTTAAAACTGAAGACGCACCTGCGGAACCTAGTGAGCAGAAGGATGTTCAAGCGGGCGAACAAAAAGAAGATGAACAATTAGAAGATTACAGTAAAGGTGTACAATCTCGTATTGCGAAATTAACTCGTAAGATGAGAGAAGCAGAAAGAAGAGAACAAGCTGCTACTGAATATGCAAAAGCTGTTGAAGCAAAAAGAAAAGTTACAGAATCTAAATATGAACAAATCAACAATGATTATGTAAAACAATTTGATACTAGAGTTACTACTGGAATGGAATCTGCACAAAACGAACTTGCAAGAGCAATTGAAGCAGGTGATGCAGCAGCACAAGTAGAAGCAAATAAAAAAATTGCTACACTATCAATTGATGCAGCTAGATTAAATGTTTTAAAAGACACAAATACAAAAGAAACTGTAGTTCAACAACCGGCAGCAAATTTGTCTCAAGACGCTAATTATGAGAGACAAACACCTCAAGCTTTACCAACACCAGACCCTCAAGCAGAAGCATGGGCTTCTAAAAATAGCTGGTTTGGTCAAGATAGAGCAATGACATTCACTGCTTTTGAAATACACAAAGAATTAGTAGATGGTGAAGGGTATGACCCTAAATCAACTGAATACTATGCGGAAATAGATAAGAGAATAAAAGTTGACTTTCCACATAAATTCGGTAATACTGAAACAAATACGTCCAGACCTGTTCAGTCAGTTGCTTCTGCGAATAGAAGCGTTAAACCAGGACGCAAAACTGTGAGACTCACATCTTCACAGGTAGCAATAGCTAAAAAATTAGGTGTGCCACTCGAAGAGTATGCAAAACAAATAAAACTCACGGAAGGAGCATAAGCATATGACAAATGAAAACGAAAAAAAAATAACTTCTCGTGCGAGTTCAGAAAGGTCTAAAACTGAAAGACCTAAAGTATGGACTCCTCCATCTTCTCTAGATGCACCAACTGCGCCGGATGGATTCCGACATAGGTGGATACGAGCAGAAAGTTTAGGGTTTGAAGACACTAAAAATATTTCTGGAAGAATTAGATCTGGTTACGAATTGGTTAGAGCCGATGAGTATAAAGATTCTGATTATCCCGTAGTCACTGATGGTAAATACGCAGGAGTGATTGGAGTAGGCGGCCTTGTACTCGCAAGGGTACCTGAAGAGATCGCGAAGTCACGAACTGAATACTTTAAGCGTCAAGCTGAAGGTCAGGACGAAGCTGTAGAAAACGATTTACTGAGGGAAGAGCACAAGAGTATGCCAATCAATGTTGATAGGCAATCTCGCACAACCTTCGGTGGTACTAAGAAATAAAATTCTAAACCAGCGAAACTAAAACAAACCGAACTGGAGGCCCTCACGGGCAGGTTCATAAGGAGATAAAACTATGGCTAATAGACAAACAGCAGGATATGGTTTTAGATCGGCTGGAACGTTAGGTAACACACCTGCAATCCAAGGACTTTCTAAATACTTTATCGATGCCGCTGTAAACATTGATTTGTTTTACGGCAGCGCAGTACAAGTTACAGCAGGTTATGTTGTAACAGCTGAAGATGCAGCTACGGCTGAATCAATTGGTGTCTTATATGGTATCTTTTATGAGGATGCGTCGACGTTGAAACCAACGTTCAACAATCATTATAATGGTGCTATTACACCAGCAACAGCAAAAGACGGCGGTGATATCGTAGCTTTTGTTAATGACTACCCTTGGCAAATCTTCCACGTAGCAAGTGATGCAGCAGTAGCTGCAAATATTCCTGCAGCGCACGCAGTTTACTTAGATACTTTCGATGTAAACTCAGCAGCTGGAAGCACAACTACAGGTATGTCATCTAACACACTAGATATCGGCGACTCACACGCAACAAATAACACTTGGAGACTATTAAGAGGTGTTGAAGACCCTGAGAATGGGGACTTAACGGCAGCATTTTGTAATGTTGAAGTTGTTCAAAACTTGAACCAATACATTGATAGTTCTGGGTCATAAGGAATAGGAGATAAATTATGGCAATATCACGACACCAACTCGTTAAGGAGTTAGAGCCAGGATTGAATGCACTATTCGGCCTGGAATACAAAAGGTATGATAATCAGCACGCTGAGATTTATACTAACGAATCATCTGACAGAGCTTTTGAAGAAGAAGTAATGTTAAGTGGTTTCGGAAACGCAAGTGTAAAGAGTGAAGGTTCTGGAGTAGCATTTGATAATGCACAAGAATCTTTCTCTGCTAGATACACGCATGAAACAGTTGCTTTAGCATTTGCTATCACTGAAGAAGCTATCGAAGATAATCTCTACGATAAAATTTCTTCTAGATACACAAAAGCTCTAGCAAGATCTATGTCTAATGCGAAACAAGTAAAAGCAGCAGCACCTTTAAATAACGGTCTACCAACTACAGACGGTTTTGATTCAGGTGATGGTGTTTCTTTGTTTAATACTGCACACACAACTGTGAGCGGTACTAGCGTTAAAAATACACTGACAACACAAGCAGACTTAAACGAAACTTCGTTAGAACAAGCAATGATTGATATCGCTGCTATGACTGATGAAAGAGGTTTAAGAATTGCAGCTAAAGCAGTCAAAATGATTGTTCCATCTGCAAACCAATTCGCAGCTGAAAGACTTATGAAGTCTCAAGGCAGAACTGGAACTGCTGATAATGACATAAACGCATTATCATCTATGGGAATGATTCCTCAAGGTTACAGAGTGAATAATTACCTAACTGATACTGATTCGTTTTACATTATCACTGATGTACCAAATGGTATGAAAATGTTCACTAGAGCACCATTGACAACTGCAATGGAAGGTGACTTTGATACTGGTAACGTTAGATACAAAGCTAGAGAAAGATACTCGTTTGGAGTTTCTGACTTTAGAGGTATCTTCGGCGTTGAAGGTGCGTAATTAATAAAACTTTTTGTGGCCGGACATGTTTCGGCCACATTTTAATAAGAAAGTAATAATATGAAAAAATTCCTAATAACTATATGGGCTTACAATCATCATGCAAAATTTGAAGTTTTGTCTGAAGATAATCCTGTTTCACTTGAAAAATCAATCCTTGACAAGTTGGGAGAAAAGAGTATAAATTGGGAATCTCTCGGAGATAGTTACCATTCGGGATTAAATCGAATAACTTTTGAGGAGGTTGTTTATGATACAAGACCTATACAAAGCAAAAAGGTCCTTGGAGTTGAAGTGGGAACAAGAGCATATTAATGAAGATAGATATACTCTTAACATGGTTAGACTTGATGATAAAATCAGGCAAGTCATTACTGAGATTAAGCTTGAAGAAGCTGAAATCGCTCACAGGCAAAATAGCGTTGAAGGCGCTGCTCCACAAGTTTCTGTAGCTACTTAAGACACAAAGCTACATCGCTGAAATCGCACTTTTATTACGGGCTCTCTTGCACTCTATTAAAAAATAACATATAAATTACACACTATATATAAATAAACTTTAAATGTAGACGCGTATAGTCGACATCCCCTAGGGACTACATTTATATATTCTAGGAGGAATATTAATATGGCTAACACAACTTTTAATGGTCCGGTTAGAGCAGAACAGGGATTTAAACAAATCACTAAAAATGCAACAACTGGTGCTATTACAGACAACACAACAATCGACTCAAGTGGAAACATTTCAGGCGGTGGAACACTATCATCAGTAAGCACAACTAATCTAGCTACTACTACAGCTTCAAATATGGCAGTAGGAACTGGTATATCAGCAGTAGCAGCAGCAGTTAACTTTCATTCAGTTATTAGAATAGGTGACATTATTGAAACAACAATTTTAATTGATGTAACAGGTTTAAAATCTACTGATGACACTGATATTATTGGTAAAGCAGATACTGCTAACTCACATATTGGTCAAATTACAGCAGCTGTAAATGGAACTATTATTGCGGGATCTATGACGTGTTTGGA